ACTGCTTCGTCGATCTCGACGATCTCAATAAACTCGGGCTTGTTGTCATCGCAAGCACCGCCGCTGCTCTGCGTCACGACGATGTTTTGCAAGACGCAGCCTTCACCGATTTCTGCTGAGACCGCAAGGGTGCAACTTGAGAACGGCCCGTACGAAACGGCGCGGGTTATTACGGCAACTCCACATTGCGGCACAACAATCTCGCAAACCTTGGACGTGCCAGCAGGCCCCGGGACCGCAGGAATGTGGAAAACGATGTGGTAATACTTGGTCTCAGGGCACAGCGGATCGCTGCACACGCCGTCGCAACAGAGTTTGCCTTCAGGACAATCGGAGTTTTGTTCGCACGGGCAAGGCTCGCATGGGGCATTTGCGTCCCAAGTTCCGCACGGGCCTTCACTGACGCCATAGCAGAGCACGTTATCGCCCACGCACTCGCTGCAATCAGCGACAACGGTCACCTCGGCCGTCTCAAGGTTCTCGCAATAGTACGTGGTGGTGCATTCCTCGCACTGTGCTTTTGTTGTGTAGCGGCAGTCCCATTCACCGTCGATGATGCAGCGGCCACACTTGCAGCAACACGCTTGCTCAGTTCCTACATTCCCGTCACGCAGGACAGGCTTGCCGTTCTGAAAGGTGATAAGCGTCATGCTGCCGTGGAGCATGTTGCGATGTCATACCACTGGAGACACGGTCCAGATGAACTGTGCCCGAGTAGCTGAATCTTGGTTGCGTCAAAGTTTGGAAGCACCGAGTAGTCCATGCCCGCGTAGTCCATCGAGCACGTGGTCGTGGTCGTGCACGCCTTTTCCTGGCTGATTGCGTACCAGCCCCAGCCGTTGTGGCCGAGGGCCACCCACCGCTGCGTACACGCCGTCGTAGTCGAGAACGTCAGAAACTGGTTGTGGGCGACAACCGTGATGGCAGAAGCCAGAGGCTCGCCGTTGTAGACGGTCACAGTGGCCGTCGTTTCTTTGGCCCAGCCGTTGGTGCCTTCGTGCTTGGCCAGGAGCAGACGAACGCCGCGTGACATCGTGGCGTCACGCGAGCCGCTCAGATCCTGCCGGGGCTCGTCACGCTCGACGAGCCGAACGGCCCGCCCGATACGCTTGGCGTCGTTGAGAGAAAAGCCGAACGTGTCAGCCACGGCTTACTCCTGAAACACGACGTAGCGGATCTTCCCGGTGGTGCCGTATCCCTTGGCTGCCAGCGTGATCGTCGGCACGAGCGGCAGGACAGCGGCAGCCCCACGGCCAAGTTTGCAGAACTCTTGGATGTTGGTGCCGTCATAGGAGCCGATGGCCACGTAGGCCGTCCCGCTGGTGGCGGTGCTCATGTTGCGGAACCCAGCGTAGCCGGCGGCAGAGACGGCCCCGATGGACAGCGTCGCCACGGCCGTGCTCACGCTGACGATCTGAGCGTGCACGCCCTGGGCGGCCTGGTCGAACTTCAGGCCCGACGCCGTGAAGGTCTCGTTATGGTTTCCGTTGGACACGGCAACCGAGAGCGACAATGTGACTTCATTGGCCATGGCTATCTCCTACAAAAGCCCGCAAGTGCGGAGCATGATGGTGTGGTCTTTTTCGTCGTACGGCTCGATGGTCAGCACGTCTGGGTCTTGGCCGACAGCCTTGGCTGAGCCGTCATTGTTCAGCGGCACGGGCTTGCTCACCGGATTCCCGCCCTTGTCCATGATCGCCCGACGCTCGCCTCCGACGATCTCGTGATACCCCACGTCGTAATAGCGAATCCGCCAGTCGGACGGGTTGTACGTCCACTCGACAGACACGGACCACACCTGATTCTTCTGGTCGAAGTCGGCCCCGTAGCCGGTGACGCGAAGCGTATAAGGCTCTGCCCCCAGGAACGCTGTCTGGTTGCACGTATTGAGGTATGAGAACAGCGTCGGAAAATCCGGGGCCGTCGCGTTGGAGTTGGTGAACGTCAGCCGCAGCAGGGCCGTGTCTTCCTCGAGGCCGTCCACGGGATCGCCAGCCGAGTTCAGTGGCGGCTTGATCGGATCGTTTGGGTTCTCTTGATTCGACTCGCTCGCCGGCCGCCGCTCTTGCAGCGACTGAATCGAAATCTTGAGCCACGTCCGCTCTTCGTCAGTCTTGTTCGGTTCGTCGTTGTCGATTTCCGGCTTGCTGTCGTACTGAATCGTGGCCTTGACGCAGAACTCGTTTTCGCCGTCGTAGTACTCGAAGTCGCGGCCAGTCACATAGAACTGGATGCCGCCGACGTTTTCGTTGTCGTTGACTTGCGGAATCTTGCGATTGAAGAACTCTGGCCACGTGCTGGTGTCGTTCTTGATGGCACCGAAATCCGGCGCCGCATCGCAGATGATGAGCAGCTCTACGGAGCCGGCGTACTGGATGCTGCCCTTGTCGGACTTCGTTTCCTTGAACTGAAACGAACGCAGCTGGCGAACGGTGCGAATTGCCATTGGTTACACCATCGCCAGTTGGGCCTGGCCGAAGCCGGGGATTTCACGCACGGCAGCGGCCACGTCTTCGATGCCGTCAGCCGCACGCTCGGTGTTGTCGGCAGTCTGCTTGGCGGCGTCGGCACCGCTGAGCCGAGGATCGCCGCCACGAGCGAGCATGTTGCGGTAGGACTCGCCGCCGGATGAGCCGACAACCAGGGCGCTCAACTCGGAAGACGCAGCCTTGATGGCGGCACCGATGCTTTGGCCGGCAGCCTGACCCGCACCGGCAGCACCAGCCTTTTGAGCATCCGCCTGGGCGGCAGCAAACTCACGGTCGAATCCAGCAAACGGGCTGCCCATATTCTGAACGGCCTGCTCAAACGTGTCGGCCGCAGATTGCCCGTACATCTCGCCCATCTGAAACGCACCGTCGGCCATTTCGCGTGCACCGCGACTGCCTTCGGCAAGCGACGCCTGCAGGTCGCCGAACCCGGCCGCACCGGCCAAGTCCGCCATCGACTTCATAACGCGAGACACGCCCTGCAGGATCAGGCCAAACAACTCGCTAAACATCTGGCCGATCTGCGAGCCAAGGGCGACGAACACCTGAAACACGCCGGTCAGGAGCGTGACGGCACCAACGACCATGCGGATGCTGACCACCAGGCCGTCCGCCAGAGTCTTCGCAATAGTCCAGCCCTTGGTGTTCTCGGCGAAGAACTTGACGATCAGGTTGGACGCTGCGGTGATAGCCGGCGCCAGCTGGGCCAAGAACTGATTGACGAAGCCCTGCATCGGCAGAGCCAGCCGGCCAATCGCATCGCCCATGGCTTCGATGGCCGCAATCTGCGGGCCGGTCATCTTCACGCCCAGGTCGGTGAGCAACCGATCCATCTCGCGGAACGCCTGTCCTCCTTGCCGCAGGAAGTTGAGCATCCCCTGGCCGCTGCGGCCGAAGATGTCGATGGCCGCTGCGGCCTGCATGTGCGGCGGCAGGGCTGCAATGCGGTCGGCAATTACCGCCAACTGTTCGGTCGTGCTGAGCCCAGCCAGATCGTCCATCGTCAGGCCGAGTTGAGCGAATGCCTTGGCCGCAGCTGGCGTGCCTTGGGACAACTCGCCGACCATTCGAGCGGTACGACGCAGGCCGGTGGTGAGCAGCTGCTGACTCACGCCCGACTCGGCAGCCACCTGCTGCATCACCTGCAATTCACCAGCCGCCACGCCCAACTCTTGCGAGAGATTGTGCAGGGCTTCCGCAGATCGCGTCGCTGAAGTCAGGGCGGCAACCGCTCCAGCCAGAGTGGCGAACCCGCCCACCACCGGCATCAGCATCGGCATCATTCCGCCAAGCGTTCCGCTCAAGGCAGAAAGCCCGCCGACGCTCTTCTGAAATCCCTTCAGCTGCCGCCCGGCCTTGGACAACCCAGCAGTGAGCCCGCCCGTGCTGGCGGTGATGCTGACGTTTACGCGACCGAAATTGTTGGCCATGGCTTATCTCGGGATCGCGTTGAGCGTGGCGAGGATCTGATCTGGTGTCTGTGCCCGCTTCGGAACCGGCAGGAACTCCTCTGGCTTCTTGACGGGCTGCCGCTTGCCTCGGTTTGCGTTGTATCTCTGAGCAATCGCCACGGCGTCTCTGAGCCACTCGTCACCCCACGGCTCGAGCAGGTAGTAGCCCATCCAGCCGTACAACTGATCGACGCTCATCTCGTCGGCCAGCCGCTCTACGTCCCAGATGCCGAGCTTCAAGGCCAGCCGGTACAGGAACGCGAGCACCGGCTGCCGTTCTATTTTCCCGCCGCCTCCTCCACTGCATTGCCGCCGATGCCGTTCAGTTTGAATCCCGCATCGACGATGGCCTGCACGATGTCCGTGTCGAGCTCGCCAATCCAGTCGGCGTCGGCATCATCAAACATCCGCGTGCCGTCTTCGTTCACCACCACCATGGCGACGAATCGTGCCCGCACGTTGTCCAGATTGACGCCGCCAACCTTGCCGCCGGTCACGATCTGCTCGAAGCGGTCGCGGTCTTTAGCAGAGAACTTGGCGACGTAGATGGTGCCGCCAAGTTCTGGAACGTCTAACGCCACGCGGGGCCGAACGCCACGCTTGGCTTTGATCTGCTCACGGGTAAGAGCCACTGTCCGCGCCTCCTGTCAGCACTAGCTCGGCAGCGTGCCACTGAGCTTGATGGTGAGCGTGCCGCTCATCATGTCTTCCATCTGGGCACCAGCCTCGAAGCCGGTGGCATAGCCGAAGGCGCTCCAGAGCGTGGTGGTCGTGCCTCCACTGGCCCAGTAGACGTTGACGGTCTGGTTGGTCGCCACGTTCGCCATGTCGGCCGTCGGCTTCACGGCCGGGTCGAAGAGCACCTCGACCGACAGCTCGCCGGGATCGTAGATGGAACTTGCCACGAACTCCTTGGCAGACGATGTCATGTGCGTTGCATCGGCAACGGCACGCGAAACGCCGCCGTGATTGACGCCGGTGATCTTGAAGCCGGTCGCCGTGTGCAGCGCCGTCCCGAACGACACAAACGTGCCCTGACCGATATCGACTGCCATGGCTTTCTCAAGCCTCCGTGAAGGTGATCTCTACTGACAAATCCGTGCGGTAGATGGGGAGTTGCTCCCCGTTGTTTGGCGGCTCCTGCGTGTCATCGTCCTT